TGACCCCTGTCTAGTTTAAGGTCATACGGCAGGACCAAACGCTCAATAGTCCAGATCGATGCCACTGGAACAATTGAGGTTAACTCGCACGGGTTCACGTGCGAAGCGTTGTTCGTAAAGGCGTTGCTGATGCGGCTCTATACCGAAAGCACGCGCGAAGGATACGCGAGCGGCTACGGTAATGGTCTTATGCCTCATAGTCAACCCGGCACTCATCCACGACAGACCTTGACCGAGTACACTACGAGCAGTTGGCTGACGAAAAGGCCTGTACAGGCGGTCATAAAACTGCTGCCACATGGGTAAACCATAGGCAATAGCTAGACCACATTGGCCTATCATAGCTAACCGATCACGGCGTCCATTAGCGGACACCGGCGTACGAAGTGAACTACAATCTTTCGATATGGCGACGCGCGGATCGCGCACCATACGCCAGTCAGTGCCATCATACACTGGTTGAGTTTGGCAGAAGACTAGCTGTTCAAGCACGTCCACAACAGCCTCTATCTGCATCTCAATACCTAGGCCACGAAAGAATGTATTCACGTTCGGCATCAAACGCTCAGCGTCTTTACGTTCCATTATGAGGACGGTGTCATCACCATTGTTGACAATTACTGCCCGCAAGGCTAAGTTGTGCAACAATTGCCACCACATAGACACACAAAGGACTATGTTGCCGAGCGAAGTGTTCATATCGCCCGAGCAGCGACCGCCCTCGTGTTCATACTTAATCACACCGTCACTAACGACAAGTTTGCCCTCGCTAGACAACTGTAGTGCCAAAAGGCGCTTCAGCAGCTTACGATCACTGCCGCTGAAGTACCGTAAATACAGTTGGTGCTCCCAGCGTAGCAAATTAATGTTGACGTGTTGATCAAATCGCTTAGCATCGGTCTTTATAGCCACCGGATCGCGGAAAGTAGACCATGCATAAGCGATATAGCGCCCAACCTGTAAACAGTTGTAACCCTTCATTACAGCTGGTATACATTGGTCGCAGATGTGATTAAGCGCGCGGTAGACAGCGCCCTCAATGACTCTAGTATAACGCCCTAGGAAGACGTTATAGCAAGGGTGTCTAGCCTGTATCAAGCGGGCCACTAAGCGCTTGCCTGCTGAATAAACTTCTTTACTAAACTTCAAGAAGGAGTTTAATCTACTCCAGAAAGGCTGGAACCCTTGAGCATCACAG